ATTATCGGCCACCGCGCTTATTCACAGCATCCTCAACCATCTGATCGCGGATCCCGAGATTGATAGCGAGCTGACTACGGCCCATTCCTGCGGATCCACCAGTCCGTGCTCTTCCTCGGTTTCGCTTTTGCTTGTAGCGAGTGGTTTTGGTCGCATCTACGTACACACGCTCAGGCTTTCTTCCTCCCCTAGGAACCGCGATACGAATCAAGTTTTTTACTGCTCGGCCTGTACTTTGGGGCATCTTGGATCACCTCTTGTCTGCTCTGTTAGCCCTACGGCTTCTGATGGTCAAATTAGATAAACGATTGTCTCTCGGGTTCCCGTTCTTGTGATGAACGTCCTTACCAGCGATCTTGCTGGCTCCGTATTTCTTCTTAGCAGCTCTGCGAGCCTTGTTGCGACTAGATCTGTCAGCGATAGTCTTGGAGCCGTACTGCTCGTACTCTCTCCTGTAGTCTCTAGCTGCCATAGGAACCTCTGTTTTTCTGTGTTTAGTATCTACGTAAAACGTTACTCTAAGAGTACTTATACTTCACCTAGATCCTGTCAGATTCTAGAGGCCCCCCTACCCCCCACGAAGGAGATAGGGAGACAGCCAGACTAGGTCTTCACCTGAGTCCTGACGAGTTCTGTCGGCCCCAGCCACGTTTCCGTAACCATATAGTCATCCAATTCAGAACCAACTGGGGGCACTGGGTTTACGACCTAGGGCTCCATCTACGAATCTGTCAAGCTCTCTGCGTAGCTGATCGTCAGCTCTCGTCTTCATTGCTCTGTCCGCATCCTGAGCCATCTGCTCTGTCCAGTAGTTGACAGCGATCGCGAGAACATCCAGCCTGTCGTCGTGAGCTAGAGCCCTCCTCTGTCTCGTCACCCTGCTCATCTGGTACATCAACTGGTATCTCAGCGCCTTCTCTGGGGGCAAGTGCCTCGTGCTGTCGTAGTCCTTTTCAATGACCTTGCGATCAATCACGAGTCTGTGGCTGTTCATGACGGGTTCCAGCGTGTCGCAGATCCTTCGTTCCTTGGACGTGCTGTGGCGGACTTCCTCAACGACGCAACGATGGATCCTGCCTAGAACCGGCTTCAGGAGCTGGGTGAACATGCCGTCACCAAAGTTGGACTCCACGACGATCTTGTTGACCTCCTGCTCCTTCGCGATCATCGCCAGCCTCTTCAGCGTGTCCTCGCTGTACCCTCCCGGCAGCCCTCCGCCATCCGTGATGAACAGGAAGCCATTCAGCATCTTGCAGACGCAGTATGCGGTCTCGTCAGCACCACGGCCTGAGGGGTCGATAGCGAGCACGGATCCTGTGTAGTCAGCCCATTTGCCCTCAGCTATCGTGAGAGGCCCGTAGAAGCGATCTCCGGGCAATCCTACGTTCGGCAGGTCCTGAACCATATTTTCTGCTGAAGCCGCCCAGACGGGCTTCTCCGGCCCCTGACGGGGATTCAGGGACATCACGAGAAGATCGCTCAGTTTGAGCGGATATCTGTCCGTATCGCTGAGGCTCGGATCCAGCATGAACTGGAGGGCGAACCCCGTGCGGCCATAGGACGCCTCCCGCTCCATCAGGTCCTCAGCGTCGAATCTCTTCGGATCCGTGGGCTGCCCCACGACTTCCTCGTCATCCACGTTTGAGATCACGGGGGCGAGCGTGTCAGCGTACCGCTTCCTCTGGCTCGTGTTCGGATACCGAGCAGGCCAGACGAGCGTCTGGAAGCCTCTCTCTGGCAGTATCGAGTAGATGCTGGATTCCGTCTGAGGAGTCCCCAAGAACAGGATCTCTCCCCCCGGCTTCAGGACAGCATCGAACTCCTTGATCGACTCGCTGAGCTTGTCCCTCATGTTCTGGGTCGCGCTGTTGTTCAGGCTCTCGACATCGTCTGCGACGATCAGATCTGCTCGTGATCCCGTGATCTGGCTGGAGATGCCTTTGGACACGACCGAGGGGGCGTGGGAAGCTGGAGCAGGACCTACGTCAAACGCGATCTTGCTGTTCCTCTGAGAATCAGTAGGGATTAGATGCCTCAGCATCGGCATGTCGGATATCAGACGCAGCGTGAACGTCGAGAAGTCGTCAGCTCGTTGTTTGGAGCCAGATACGACCATGATGTTCTTTGTCGGGTCTAGCAGCAGCGAATGACATACGTATGCTGAGGTGATCCAAGACTTACCCACGCCCCGAAATGCTTGGACGACGCGCCTCTTCGGACCTGACTGGATATATTCAGCGATGTCGTACTGAATAGGAGTAGGCTCTGGTAGGCCCAGATGGTCCCACGCCAGATACAGGAAGTTCCTGAAGTCCTTGAGACGCTCGTCCACGATTAGCCGCCGCCTCCTGCGGACATGCCTCCTCCTGAAACACCCGGACTAGTCATCCCGTAGCTAGGGGTAGCCTTCTGAGATCTTGAGCCATACCGGCGTCTCTTCCCTACCCTCTTCGTTTTCTCCAGCTCGCGGAAATCAACAGGGGACATCGGCTGATCCTTCTGGTAGTGCTCCGGTTTCGGCTTCTTCTTTTTCTTCCCTACTCTCATGTCAATAGCTCCTCTTTCTCTTGCCGACCCGGCGCTTTCCGCCAGACGTGACCGCGTACTTGATCGGCTTCCGCCCAGTCTTCTGAGCCTTCGCCTTGTCCTTTTCCTTCTTCGTCATCTTCATGGCTACTCGCTTTGGCCTACAGGCCGGGTAAGGTCTACTTGAATCGCTGGCAGACTTCCTGCCACACGGTTTACCAGTCTTGATATCAACCCAATTCTCTCGGAACCACTTTCGTAGTCCTCCTGAATACGCCATTACTTGCCTACCCCCTTCATGGCGGCTTTGTGAGCTTCATCGAATGATTGACCCGAGATCATCAGGCGATTCATCAGCGCCATGTGCTTGTCGGAATGATGAGCCGAGTGCTTCTTCAGCATCTTCTTTTGACCGATCGTCAGTCCCTTTCGTTTCTTAGCCACCTCGCCACCCTCCGCCTTTGCTCTTGTACCATTTGGCTGCCCACGCATTCGCGTACGCACTGGGATAGACCTTGAACTTCTTCCTTGCCAACTCTACGCTTAGCCATCAGCCTGCCTCCGCAACGTTGAACGGCAAGGACTTCGCGAGATCGTTCAGCGGCTCGCTGGCTCCGAGTGTCGAATCAATACCGTTGTCCTTCAGGAATGCTCTAGCAACACTCAGCTCCGCCGCCGTTGCTTCTCCTGTCTTGATCTTATTCAAGAGGTCCTGAGCCACCTCTCGGTGCAGCTCCTCAAGAAGTTCATTCATCGATAGATACCTCCAACAACGCTGACGAGGATACCCGCCAAAGCCCCTGCGATAGCCGCAGCTCCCATGAGCCACGACTTCGACTGCTCAAGCTCCCGCAGTCTTTTGTCATGTCGTTTCAACTCCTCATCATGTACGGCCTGTCGGGTAATCAAAGCATCCACTTTACCCTCAAGGCGGCCCAGCGCAATCAGTATCTCATTGTCCATCAAGTGGCTCCGATTCTCGTGAACGTGAGGTACGTCAGGTTGAACGTGGAGTTCCCCTTGAGGTCTGCTCCGGAGTTCCCTGCGGACAGCTTCACCTTGATCTTGTTTTTAGTAACGTCCGTCACGTCGATCATGGACGACATGCAGAGCGTGTCATTCGTACCCGCAGAAGACACGGACCCCCAGCTCTGAGCAATACGGACCTCCGTGCTCGCCCCAGATCCTGTCGTAGCAAACAGATCCGCAGCGATTACAGCCACGTCTCCGCTGTTTTTACTGACCCTGCCGTGGAACTCTACGAGCCACTTGCCCGTGTCTGGGAACGTGTAGACGCCGCTGGCCTGAGTGAGGTTCACTCCGACACCCGTTCCCTGAACAGACGTATCTGCTTCCTCCCAAGTGTTCGCCACGATCGCTTCTGAGGTGCCGATCGCGAAGTCAACCGTGAGCCGCCACTGACTTACGTACGACGGCAAGTAGTGATCGTCGAGGTTGCCCTCGGAGTTGAGGATCGCCACTTTGTTTGCCGAATCGCTTCCGGGTTTACTGGTTGGGTTTGCTGTCGCCTTTTCAGTGGAGATCACGATGCCGTCAGTCATCCCTGCTTTGATTTTAGTAACCATTGGTTTCTCCTATTAGGCCCAGTACTCGGTTGCTGAAAGAAGCGACATGCCTCGACGATGCCACCCGCCCTCAGCCGCATCGAAGTCGCTATGGATTCCGAGGTGTACGTCGTCAATGTAGTTGTTAGCAAAGAACACGTGGAAAGTCAGTGTTGATCCAACGTCTCCAGCTTCCACGGTGTACAAGTAGGAAGCGTGCTGGGCAGCTTCAGATCCGTGCTGATCTCGACTGCTATCACTCTCGTCGTTAGTAAGCGAGGTCGATCCGGCAGGAGTATAGATGCTGGTAGCGTTTGAGGCGTTGTAGTCCGGCCTGCCGTTCTCCCCGGCCCCTCTCGCCCTCAGTATGGTCGCGTTGCTCAAGTCCGACCCCGAAAACTGCGAAGCCGTAAGAGGCGCATCGCTTTTCGTTTTACCGAATAGCAAGTGCCCGTACGGGTTTGAAGAAATTATATGGCTGTCAAACCTCAGTTCAATCTTGTTCCCCGCCAGTTTCGGGGCAATAGAAACTTCAAAGAACACGCGCTGAAAATCCGATCCCGAATCCGCCGTATCCCCAAACGTGGATTTACGTTGAGTACTCGTAACTCGCAGGTAATCCGTAGCTACTCCCGCAGCAACCTCGGCTTCTGTCGTTCCGTCACTGACGAGGTACAGCCTACAGACAGTGCTTACCGGGCAGTTCGCTAGCTGATACGGTCGGTCTTCTTGAAAGAATACTTTCTGAACGAGTCCACCGGGCTGCTTGATGTGTCCTGTCGTTGTCTCGATATTGCCTGAAGCTAGAGTTATGTTTCCTGTAGACAGCGTGATATCGGAGTTATCGTTCAGTGCAATGTCAGCTCCTCCGGACACTGAGATGTTCCCTGAGAAGTCTGATGCACAATCAATGTCAACCTCGCCGCCTCCCTGAACTGCCAGCTCTCCCGCTGAAACAGTCACTGCCGGTGCGCTGAGTGACGCCGAGGACGTGATCGCTCCCGTCGCTTGAATCCCACCCGCAGTGGTCACATTGCCGCCATAGTCAACCTTGTGAACGCTGGTGCCGTTCTTGTGAATCTCAAGGCTGGACTGGCTGTCGGAAACGGAGGACTGCCCCGAGACGACTACCTGACCGAAGTCATCGTTAGTCCCGCTGTTGATGTCTTGGCGAACCTCGACACCCGCAGTGTTGCCCGTGCTGTAGTCTCCGACTTCCACAGCGTTCTCAGTCGTCGAGCTACGCAGCTCGGTCTGAGAAGCCTGAGTCCCCGTGGTTCCGACTTGCAGCTTCCCGTCATGAGTGAATGCTGCGAGGTTAGTCCCGCTGGAGTTCTGGATCTCCATAGTGTTCTGGGTCGTCACCCCGTCGCCTGTCTTGACCTTCATAGCTGGCCCGGTGCTGTTCGAAATGAACGGCTGGATCGCTTGGTTTCTGGAGGCTCCGAAGTTCCTGACCTTCACCTCGCTGCTGCTTGTGACCGCGCTTCCGGGGTTCAAGATCGTGAGGCGGACGCTGTCATCGGCGTTGACCGTGATCGTGTAGTCGTCAGCAGGATGCTGAAGGACTCCGTCCAGCTCTACGAGGAACGTCTTCGCCTCCGTGGAGGTAGGCGCTGACGAGAAGTCGTGGAAGAAGTCGTTTCCTGACTGAGTGAAGTTGGACCCTATCGTCAGGGAGAACGCCTCTGGACTGTTGATGTTCTCAACGCCCCCTGCTGCAATCGCATCCTGAACGAACTGAAGGTTCGCCGCGTGGTGGCTGGTCAGCGGGGTCGCGACGTTCTTGATGATCTTACCGCTCGCATCGAGACGGTCATCCGTGTCCAGAGGGAGCGACCCAACGCCCTTGTCAGCCTGCTCTTGGAGAGCAAACAGTAGCTGCTTGTTCTGAGAGTTGAGGTCGCTGGACTTCAGGACGGAGCCGTCGCTGAACGTTCGCGTGAGGGAATCAATAGGAGTCGTCCTGCTGATCCTTACCGTATCTCCGGAGGCCGTGACGTACACAGACCCAGACGGTCCATATTTAGCATCACTAATGCTGACGGTG